GCTAGACCTGTCTCGGTGGCTCCGGCTTCCTAAGAAGACAGATACCAGGCGTGTGCGCCCACTAATTTAGTGGAACGCGTAGCGTGCAGAGTGCATCTGACACTACTACGCCCTCCGGAACAAAATATATTTGCTCCGGGAGGTCGAGGAGTTTGATCTCCCCGACCGCCCACTTCGCGAGCTTCTCGCGTGTGGACGTGAATTCGCGAGTTTCCGCGCGATATTCACCGTAGGCCGTGGCAAGATTTTCGCCAAGTCTACGCTCCCTTATCTTCCAAGGTAGGACCTCATAGGCCCGATCCTTATAGGGCTCCTCGCCGTGACGGCGGGAGACTTCCGGAACTAACATGTTCCGGAAAAGATAAGGTCGGTCGATGATGTCTATTGCATCATCGATCGTAATGAAGCCAGCTCGCCTTGCGAGTTCCTTCTTGTCACTGAAACGGAGATTCTCCCAATCAGTGTCACCGGTCTGAGTTAATAACTGCAGACCAGCGTCATCAATGCCCATTGTTAATTGGGCGTTTGACAAAACTTCCTTAATCTGGTCCTGGACCTGATTTGAGGAAACTCCCCGTGCCCTAGCGTTCGTCGCGAAGTTCGCGAGAACGTTTCGAACAAGCACAGGAGCCTTGCTATCCAAGACATCTTGGATCGCTTGGCGATGATCTTTCGATAGAGTATCGAAGATGCGGGCCAGCTCGTCGTACGAGCGATGGAACGCGGGCGAACCAATCCCTCCGAGTTTCACTGGGAGGTATCGGATTCCTAGATCGTCTGGAAGAAAAGCTTCCATACGAGCCTCAAATCGGGCAGACATCACTGGTACAGTGATCTCCCACCCTCCTCCGAGCCAAGCCAGCATGCCTTGCATCTGGCGAGCCTTGCCAATGGCAGGGTTTGGCTCGTCTTTCCCCTCGTGTTCCTTGGCACAAGGGGAAAGTAACCTCGTTTTCATAGCATCTATGTGAGGTTGCCTTAGATATTCACGTTTATGAAGTGGAACGTCCACTCCGTAAATCTCTGAATCTTCTAAGCCTACTGTGAGGAGCATCTCCTCACAGTAGAATGCACCACGCGAACTTAAGAAGTTCTGCGGCCATGACACGGACATTCCGTTTAAGTCATGGTTGCGCGTGATACGCGCAAGGTACTCTTTCGGACCTTGACCGATGTGGTCATCGCCCGAACAGGCGAAATGCCTCCACTTACGTGCAGGCCCGCCCTTAGAGACCCGAAGACGTTCGTAAAACGTAGCGTCGTCGGAGTCTAGCATTGCTAGACTATATCGAATGTAGGCTTCCGACTCTGCACAAAGGTTGTGCAGAGTCAGCACCAACTTCGCTCCAGGGTCACCCATGAGGATGCCTCTGGAAGTGTCCGAGTCGAAGAAACCTTCGATGTCAGACTCGTACCTCCGGGGGCTGCAAAGCAGCTCCGCACAGGCAGAGAGATAAGGAGAACTTTCTCCCAATCCCTCCATGAATCCTTCTATCATTGATAGAGAGAAGTCATGACGGCAAAAATCGGTTGCCGTGGTAAGATCACTACTTAAGAAGTAAGTGGTCTCACCTTTGCAAGCGCCTGCGCTTCGCAGGCGCTTGCACCACTCGTACAATTGCCATCCTCGGGTAAGACCCGAGGTAGCAGACGGGTGCATTTTCATTTTACCTAACAGGTGATGTGAAAAAGGCTGGAGAAGAATTGTAAGACAATCTTCTCCGACGGTGACAACCCGGGACTTTGCCCCGGGTTCTCCAATCGCACTAGCCCTGATGGACGGTGCGACGTTCCCCTTGCGAAGTGGGACACCGTTGTCATATGGCGTTCCGTCGAGTAGTCCATTGCGAATCGACTCCTCGATAGACCATTGCAAAAGTTGCAATCCGGTCGCGGAATCTAAACCATACAACGGATCCTCGTATTTGAAATTTTCAAAATCGAGGACCATGGTTTCGGCGCTTTCACCGAACTCATCATCTGGCCGACTGACAGGGGTTTCCCTGCACATCGTCTGCCAACGCGGCCTACCGGCTATCAGCCGGTAGGGCGCTCCAAACCACGTCTTTGCTTCAAAGTCGTGGTCTGGCCTAAATGTTGCCCAAGTACGGTACTTTACCGATACTTCGGCCGCCCTTCCTCCGTCTTTCACCGACGAGTCAATGCTTGCCGATGAAGTGAGGGAGAGGTGTCCTAGACTTTTGAAGTCTTTAGGAAGCAGACCCCGAACCTGACGTCCGATGAGGACGGACAGACGTCGGAGGATTTTCCTCCGGGTCTCATCAGGTTCAGGAGACGAGTGAAGAGTCTCCGCGTGCTTACGCAGAGACGTCTCACGAGTCTTCTTTCCACCAGCAGGCATATTCCTGCTGGTGCAGAGATGCTGAAGACGAGTTGCCTCGCTCTTCGACACCACTCCGCGTGTCCAGACTCCTTCGAGCCAGGGACACAGCTCCCGCCAAAGTGGCGGGAGCTCATGGAGGTAAGACCTCTCATGGCCAAAGCCCGGAAAATCAACCGGACTTTCGGGTGCTCCAGTGCATGACTGGAGCGCCTTCCACTTGAGGAGTGCAGAAAATTTCTTCCACTCCTTCGTTGCCTTGTCGGTGTTATGCACCGAAAGGCAGTAGGCCCAACGCAAGACTTTCTTGTAAGCGGCCAACTCCATAAAGGATCTGATCCGGTCTGGAGTACTCGTCAAGAGGTTGTCATTGACAGCCTCAACGAAATTTGTAATCCTTTTCAAGGAATACTGCCCCATGTGGCAGATCTTATCTACCACGTCGGGCGGCAGGTTGACGGGAATTGCTTCCCGGACTCTGCGTCTTCGACTCGCAAGACTTTCTTGTTTGCCGAAGATTTTGATTTTCACAGCCAATGGCTGTGGAAGCCAAATATCTAACGACCTGGAAATCCCCAGGTAGTTATACGTTGGGTCAAGTTGACCCGGTGCTGAGCTTTGCTCCTTCGGTCGACCCGAAGCCTGAGCCACGGAAACCTCGGGAGGC